TTCCAGATTGTGCTGCACCAACACCTGATGCATTAATTGTAACTGTGCCCATATTATTCTCCCTTTAAGATTTGTTTGGCCATCATTATAATTTGAGCATAATTAGGATGCTCAGCTATTGGGGCACCTTCCTTAGTTGCCTTAATAGTAAGGTCAGCCCATTCCTGATAATGTTTATCAATAGCTACTGCTAATTGTTTTGCATTATCATCCTCGGTATTTTTAGTTTGAGCATTAGTAAAACTGACGTTAGCCTCCGCTAAAGCGGAATCTGCTGCAGCTTTATTCTTTTCAAGCTCTTTCATTTGTTCAGCATCTTGCGATTGCTTTTGAATTGTTTGAGCAGCCTTCTGCTTAAACTCATCAGTAGTATAGTCCTCTAAGAAATCATTACTATCTAAGTTCATTGCTTCAATTAACTTAGTAGCTAATATAGCAGGTGCTTCAGGTTTAATAACCATTCCTACACCTTGCTTATTTAATGCAGGTAATACTTCTCCACCTATCTTAGATAGTTTTTGAATTTGATTAGCATTAGAATTTTCACCAATATCTAATAAAATTTCTACATCCATATTAGAAGGTAAGCTATCCATATTAACAGTACCGTATACACCTTCTAGATTATACATCATTTTACCTTTTACATTCTTACGCATAGTTTCATATATACCAGCAACTAGCTTTTTAAATCCAGTCTCAGCAAACCTACGTGCAATATGTTGTATTCTTTTCTGCGCTGCAGACTGCACAGCAGCTAGTTTCTGCTCTGAGTTACCTGATATATACAAAGTATCATTAAGGCCTTGTGCGGCCTTCGACATGCCCGTTGCCTGCTCCTTTATTGTCTGCAAGTACTCTAATAATGGTACAGTACCTGTAGATATTGTTTCAGGTTGCATTTGTTGTACTGCATTTACCGGACTACCGTTAGTTGGTATAATCTGTTTAGGCTTCATATTCTGCAATGCACTAAAATCAACTACATTAGGATCTGCAAGTTTAGGTGAATAGTTAGTTAAGTAAGTATTCTCTACAAATCCACGTAGTATAGCAGTAGATGCTAGTGTAGATGATCTAGTAAAGTCTGCCATTGACAAACCATAAAACTCAAATGGTATGTCTATAGGTGTAAGACACGCTAATGGTATACTATCAATGTCTTCTTCATACATTATATAGTCGCCAACAGTTATTATATGTTTTAACTCTGCAATACCATCGCCATCTCTGTCTACATTTAGCCATGATTCTGTAACTGTTACCAATCTATTAGCCTCTAATGGCGTATCATTCTCTACCATGCTACCAGATATGTATTCTTGTCCTGTAACTTCTTTTCTTGCAGCAACTTCTTGCGAATATCTTAGACTACCTGTGTAAGCTGTGTCACCTAATTCGTCCCATTCTGTAATATTTGCAGTTTCTTCAGGATAATGCTTACGTAATTCTGATCTTGTCATCTCTGTTTGTATACCAACAAAAGATGCTTCTTCGATTGACGTAGATTCACGCGATATTCTAAAGTTTTCTGGTGGAACTAGGTCTAATTTTACACGAGATCTATCAATTGTTTTCTTTAATCGTACGTTTATGTACATTAATTCTGCTTGTGGCTGCATACTTGTTAGTGGATCTGCAGGTGCAAAGTCATTTTCAAACTGTAATTCGCCAACAATTTCTGTATTTTCATCTGAAAGTAATTCATCTAGCTTAGCTTGTGAAATTCTTTCGTATTCTTCAAACTCATGCTTCTTATCTTCTATATATGTCCAGCGACATACAGAATTTTTCCATAATAACGCAGCTTTAATCCACTGAGACATAAGCTCCCAGCCGTTATTCTTTTTAAACAAACAATAATTTACTATAGCTGAAGCGTCTTTGGCCGCAGCAAAGCTGCCTGGTGAGTCATCATAAGGCACAAAGCGTGCTAGTTTATTATTACTTAAAAATAAATCTGATATAATTGCAGTATATGCTTCAACAACTTCTGTTGTAGATGTATCAACAATGGTACTTACGCCCTGTGGTGTTAAATGACTTTCAGGTACACCAGCATATTCATATGTAGCTTTTAATCTTTCTCTTGATAGATCTGCTGAATCCAGCCAATCACCGCTAGAATTCATTATACCTCTATCAATAAGCTCAACTAATTCCTCATCAGTTACAGGTTCTTTATATCCATGAGGTTCGGTCATCTCTTACCTCCTTGATGCATAAGAACTTTCTTTTTTAAGTCCTGTAAATCTGAAACTGCGTATGAACCAGGTTTAGGAAGAGTTCTAGGTTCTTTCTTTTTCTTTCCTTTACCTTTTAAATATTGAGGCTCATTACCATTTTGTATAAATCTTTCAAACATATTCCGCTCCTGGGATTTTTAATATATTATCCTCTTTTACTCATCCATGCTGAAGTACCCATGTATGCACCTACTATACCAGCACCTGATATATAAAATAGATTACTTACATCTGATAGAGCTTCAACTCTTTCTAATGGTACCCACGGTAAAAACATAGCTGTAGTAAACACACCCATACCTATTAGAGTCCATCTAGCCATTCTAAGTTGGCCCAACTGCTTACGCAGTGCAGCTTCTGTTTCTTTTATTTCTTTTAAATGCAATAGCTCTTCATCAGAAACTACGCCGTCACCATCCTCATCGTACTCATTAAATCTTGAGTTTTTCTCCAGGTTCTTTTGTATCGCTCTCATTACCATTGTACTTTTCCGGGTTTGTAAATTGATCCGTACAAGCTTGCTTAATAACTACAAATGGTAATTGATTATTTATTATATCAAATTTCATTTCTTCTATTCTTACTTCGCATTTTTCCATTTCTATATATGGACCATTTAGATCTTTAAATGTACGGCAATCGCTAAAATTATAAACTGAGCATACCATTATGAATGCTTCAAACATGTCCTCGTCTCCTTATTATTTACATAGATCATCAAACTTTGTTGAGTATATTCTATGTTTACTTTTATCAAGTAGCTTATCTAATAATATTTTATTTCTGTTTCCTATTAACCATAGCATCTGTTGAAATAAAAATATCATCTATGCCTCGCTACTTTCTTTGCAATTCGTTTTGGTTGTTTAGAGTGCTGCTTACCAGCTTTAGTATCTTTTCTTTTCTTCCTAGTTGTTGCAGCATACTCAGCGGCAGTTAAAGATTTTATAGCTGACGATGGCATATATCTTTCACCTGTAGCTTTTGGGCCTACAGTAGAATTCTTACCACTTTTAGTTCGCCACTTTTCTTTACCCCACTTCTTTAAACTTTTTTGACCTTTAGTTAAAGCCATTATCTATAGCCCCCACCTTTAGCTTTATATTGTTTAGCTAACATTTGAGCTTTACGTGCAGACCATTGTCCTGGTCTACCACCTTTACCACCAGCTTTTATTCTCTGAAAGAGTTGCTTACGCATAGTTGGTTTAGTATAATTACCTGCTTTATTTACTGTACTTTTAGCCATATTACCATTTAACCTTATGTGACCAGTATCTGGCGCTTAACTTGCTTGGGTTTGCATCTTGCGCATTATGTCTAGCATAATATGATTTTTTACGCGCTTTATCTTTTTTACTTGTAGGATTCTTACCAGCACCACGTACGCCTTGCTGTCCAAATCTAATTGTTTTAACTTTATCACCCTGCTTAGCTACCACTACATGTGATTTAGTAGGATGCCCTGGAGTTCTTTTAGGTTTATTAAAACCTGATACACCAGCTCTTTTTAATCGCGGATCCCGTTCAGCCATTACTTTTCTCCCATAAAATCTATTATTTCAGCTGAATTATTATCTTCAACTACTTCCCATTCTATAACTTCTTTCATTGCGCCTATATATTCTGATAGCCCCATTTCAGATAATAACTGTAATGGTGCAGCTAGCGTATCACATTTAAATATTAATATCTTACATGACTTAGTTATTGTAAGTTTAATACCTAATGCTTCCGCTAGTGCAATCATAGCTATAGATTCTTCAGGTGATATTTCGTCAACTAAAGTTATAATCTTTGTGTTTACACACCTGGCTTTCATTGTATAAAGATATGATAAACTAACAAACCAATTATTAATAGTTTACCATAATCTAAATCCCAGGCTGTGCCTTCACCAAAGTTTTTACTAAAATTTTTTAATTTTTCTTTCAT